GGGACATCTAGCTCTAATCTTTTTGCATCCATATCAATTAGACCATGTTTAATTATTTCTCTATATTCATTAATCATCAAAGACATAGTGCTATTTAATTCTGATAAACCTGCACCAGTTACAAAAGAGTTTGGAGATTGTGAGTCATCAGTTACTGGATAACCACCTACCATTCTTAGTTGTCGTTCTAATCTATCAATTTGTTGAAACAACTGATATGGAATATTGTTTGATGGTTTAGATACTTGTGTACCAGGAGACAAATAGTTTACAGCAAATCTACCTTTTCTATATTGACCAGACTCTAACTCACCTGATATGTTTGTTTCAGTAAATACTGAGTCTTCCATAGCTATAGCTGACATAATATTTATTTTTGCCATCATAGCCATTAGACCTATTACGTGGTCATATTGTCCTTTAAGTTCATCAAAAGAAACTTTCTTCATAAACACAAATGGTGGTGTAGATAATACGTTAGGTATAAAATCTAATATCATTGACCTTTCAGGAAATACAACGTATGTACCACCTTGGTCATAATATTCTATTATCTTTACACCTTGTGTTGTATTGTCTTCCCAGTTAGAAGATGTATTACTATCGTATGTTAAGAAAGATGATGCTGTTGTAGATATGTTATCTGTATCATCTTCATCTTTGTTTAATATCTCATCTGCAAACTCTGGATAGATTTGTGCAAGTTTATATCTAGGTACTCTTCTAACAACTGCTAGTTCTCTTGGTTGTTGGTCAGGACCAAAGTTTCCTGGAAATGTATCGTATGGGTCTCTTAGTTCTGCAGAAGGATATGCAAAACCATTTTTATCTATCTTTGTTGTCATGACCCAAGCACAGTAACCATAACCAGGTAACCATCTAGATGCTTGTGCTAATTGTAAATTTAAATTTTGTTTGTCATCATAGTTTGTAACAATACGTTCTAGTTTATCTGCCATAGCTTTAGACCTTGTAGAGTCATTGTTGTTAGGTACATCTACTCTTACTTGTGGTACACCAGATACTTTTTGTGCAAGTCTATCAATACCAGATTGCAACATGTTTGGTGCAGGTAACAAGTCAGCATCTGATGTTTCCATAGTGTTACCTAATAATGCTTTAATACCATCAGGTCCACCATTGAGTATTGCTTTTATTCTTGCTTTAGATATTTGTCTATCTTGTACACCTTTACCAGAAGTTAATGTTGCAGCAGACCTTACGATTTCTTGATAATCTTTTAGTCCTATGTTTTCTATTGCCATGTTGGTAAATCTATCTCCGTTACTTTGTACTCGCCATAACTAGGATTATAATCTAATCCTATGTCCGCAGCATGTTCTTTTTGCATGCGTCTAAACACTTTCATTGGAAACCACCCAGCCATAACTATGTCTGTTTTCTCTTTGTTTCTTCTAGAGACAGGTTTCCCATCAAAGTATAACAGTTGTTGCCTATATTTTTGTACTTTTGCTGTAGATTCTCCATCACCAGCAGGTAGATGTATTCTTTTGTTTTCAAACAATGCAGCCATTGCACCTACACCATATAGTGGGTCATGTTTGTTTTTTCCAGTCAGGTGTCCTTGTGTTGTTATACCAGAACGTAATGTAAATTCTTTTATAGAATCATCTTGTCTTATTGCAGTCTGAAAACCATTTTCTTCTATAATCCAATGTCTACAGTCATACTTGTGTAACCAGTCAGACATTTGGTCTAACGCTGCACGTGTACCTCCACCTCGTCTGTTTTCTAAATCAACAAGATACAGTTCACCTCTGTATTGGTCTATACCCCACAAGACGCTTGCTTGGTAACCACTTGATGCAGGGTCTAGACCAGCAACTAGATACAAGTTTTTATATACTTGTCCTAAAACTAAATCAGGTCTCATACATTGGTCAATCATGTTCATTGTAAATATCTGTGTACCTTCTACATATGCCTGGTTGTAATACACCATCTCAAATGTTTGTCTACCACCTGTAGATTCTGCAGACCGCAACCTAGATTGTAACCATTTAAAACTTCTTTTAGTTGGCCATAGCATGCAACTAACATGGTCTTCTACAATATGTTCTGGTATATCACATTCTATTTTGTGTGCTGTTTCTACAATCGATGTAAAGTTTTCTGACTCTAGTAGATGGTTATATAAATCATCAGGATGTTGTCTAGAGCCAATAACAACTACAGCTGTATGTTCTTCTTTACGACTAGATAGTGTTGTTGTCCACCATTGTCTTGTAGATTCTCTAGCACCAGGTTGTTGTGTAGTTTGGTGGTCCTCTATGTCGTCAGCAATAATTAAATCACAGTCTCTAGATAATATCTTGCCACCTTTACCTACAGCAACCATAGTAGGTGATTTAATACCTGCTACTGTTCTTGTGCCTACAGTAAATTGATTCTGTGACCAGTTCTTACCTGACCTGTTATCTGGTTTAAAGTTTGTACCAGGTGCGCAAAAATCTGCCTGTAATTCTTCATTAGTATCTAATACGTCTAACACAGCAGATAATGCGTTCTTTGCTATATCTTCATTACCACCTACCCACATAATTCTTATGTTTGGATTAAGACATATCTGGTAAACAGCAAAGTGTATTAACAACTCTGTCTTACCATGTCTAGGTGGGCTAAGTATTAATAGTTCTTTACCATTGTCTATAGAATCTATTATGTTATTTATCCAGTTTGTATGGAAATCCGCGGTCTCGTATTTCTTTCCTAGTTCTGTTTCAAAGTATTTGTTGCGGAAGCTTGAAAAATTTTTTAGGTTTCTTTTAGCTTCTTTGGATAACTCCCACTCTTCTGCAGCTATTGCATTTTTACTATCTATCTTGAAGGCAGCAAGCATACGGGAAACGGTAGCAGAAGTGCAACCAAGGAGAGAAGCCGCCTCGACTACCGTCATGTCGCCATTTGCTACTGCCTCTGCTAATCCCTCGCTTACGAAAGCTCGGTAATACTGTCCCCTACGCACACTGGCGTAGTCCCCGTTATCACTATTATATTCCTTATTGATAGGTTTTGTGTCAACTTTCTGATTATGTCTTTTTGCTGCTGCCCAGACTCTTTTGTTGCATTGGGTAGAGCAGAATTTACGTTGTTTACCTGTTAGACGCTTTTTACAGCTAGGTGCGTGACATATCAAATTTGTCATTAAAATCTATATCCTTGTAGATTGTTGCTTAGATAGAATTATATGTTATAGTTCTACTAAATACAAACACTCAAACTAAGTATTTTGTTACAGGTGAAGGTGCAATCGGGATGCAGAAAGCTGCTGACTGGCAAGACAGTAACGTAGAAACGCAAAAGCAGTACCCAAGGAGATTAGAAAAGTTTGATTTAGGCCTCCGCGACTATATGCCCGCTTACGCCTAAAACCCCTGTACTTACTTACTGTTTTATGTACAAAAGATTACCAACATATTTTTCTAGACATACGTACTATATAGTAAGAGTGCAGATTAACATCTGCTAGTCATACAATACTTACAGACAGATAAAATATACATACCTTCGGTATATATTTTACTGCTGTAATGTATTGCTGTATGTAATACAGACTAGCTTGCTACTGTATGTACAGTATTTAAATTAAATACGACCATATGTAGTTTAAATGTATTCCTATAAAGATATATGTTTTATATATCCTTTGGATATAAAACAATATCTATTATGTCAACTAGATTATGAAAGGAGATTATATGTCTTATCTAGTAAAGAATAACGTAAGGTGCAACTACTGTACATACAGTATTGTACATAATGGCGAGCGATACTGGAAGCGTGGTAACAAAGTTAACGCGCGTACCGGCGAGCCAATTAGGTATCCATTGTATTTGCACTTTACTTGCGGTAAAGAACTCTATGCTAAAGGTGAAAACCTTTGGCTATGGGGCAAGAAAGATAGTCCTAAGTCCAAGATATCTAAGAGTAGATTTCGTAACTTAAGGCTATTTAGCTAATTATATAATACTGTACTGAGCCTATGCCAGTACAGTATATATAAATAATATTATAGAAAGGATAATGTTATGGAAACTATAGATGAAATCTACTATGGAGATATCGTTGACGAACAAGTCGCTAACTATCTTTATTGGTGGTATTACTATGAATAAATATATCCAAACTACTTGGTTTTATTATTGGATATGGTTACCTATTGCTTGTGCTATTGAAACTAAAAGCAATCTATACGAAGTATATAGTGAGCTTTGGTTGATTAATAGCATCAAGCTAGGTAAATATAAACAATACTTAGGATAGATATCCTAGTGCGTTAAGCCTATGCTAACGCACAAGGATATGTATATGCAAGTATATATGTCAAGTATAAGCTATAAGAAAGAAAGTGAGTTATATTATGGCAAAACCTATGAATCCGGTTGTCTGCGGTATATCAGGCAAAGTAATGACCGAATGGCGTGAGCGCACATTCGTGCAAAGATACATCAAAGGTGAATTGGTAACAA